GTAGTCCAGTTTACGCCAAGCAAGCTCATTCCATTCTCGTCGGTGGGATGATAAAAAGCGTTGACAGTGATAACGCCTTCATTGTCAATATCAATCTTTTTTATCTCATAAGTAAGCGGCTTTGTGTTGACGTTCTTAATTGCAAAAAAATGATTGACCGGCGAGGCGAGGCCATCGGCAATGACGATATTGCTTTCTACTGGGCTGCCGCCCATGTCCCACAGTAGCGCCGGGTAAGTGCCATCGTTCAGCGGAGAAAGCCATGGACGGGTTGACACGATTTCGCCATGTTGCTGTATAAAGCCTTGAAAGGTTGTGCTATAGTTAATTACATCAATATCCAGAATGAAAAAGCCGCCTGATCGCAGTTGCGCGGCCAGCATGTCGGGTGAAGTTGTAAAGCTGACTTGATGAGTGTGAATAGTGACAAAGCGCTCGTAATAGCAAGCGGCATCAATAGCCTGCTCAAAACTTGTACACCAGTCCGAAAGGTCTAATGGCCTGATCGGCGCATTGGCGCCAGTTCCGACTGCTCTTACATTTGCTACGCGCTCACGGGCGAACAATGGCGCTTCTGTCCCGATTGACTCTTCGCGCCACTTAACTTGGACAATAAATGGTTGCCGCGTTAAATAGTCAATAGTATTGAGCTTAAATGATCCTTCTTTAATGTTGCCATTGTTAAATTGCGCACTGATCTTAAGCGGCTTGTCAAACTCAATCGCTTTCCTAAGATAGTAGACTCCACCAAGCCGAACCAGCTTTAGCAAATGCGCTTGAGCAATTTGAGTTGCCCAGTCAAGAATGTTGAGCGGCTCGTCCTCTACCTTGTCATAATAATAGCCCCTGTCCTTGCACCACTGCGCCGCTTCCCTAAAGCTAGGCGCATCAATTTGCGCAAGTTGAGTAGCGGGAAGTGCGCCAAGGTCCGGGTTTGTCATTACCTCTCGCAGCCAGTCTGGCCACAAATGACTAGAACCCTTTGTGTCGTTATCGAGCAGCCTGGGCATTTCGTGGCCATTATTACAAAAGCCGCTAAATGATTGCAAACTGCTAATCTCAAGCGATGCTGAAATGTTGACACCAACAGGGGCAAGCGATCCGTATGTAGGTGCTATCTCAAGATTATCAAAATAGTTGACTTGCCTGATCTCATGCTCGGGAGCGTTGCCAACAGTTGTCTGTATATTATCGTATGGAAACGCCTCTGCAAACCTAGCGTAGCCATCAAACATTGACGCAAGCGGAGTATCTGCCCAGCCCAAACCAATATCAAACTTTGGCTCAAGTTGCGCCATCTTGCGATGAAACGCATCTGTGGGATCAATGATGTAACCAGTAGTCGTGACGGTGACGCCGTTAGAAGTAGTGCCAACCTCTTCATTGCTATTTGTATCAAGCACCACAATCCGAGTTGTAACGGCAGCGCGAATTTCCCAGCTAGAGATTGGAACTGTTCTAAGCTCCCACCTCTTGTAAGATGGCATGTTGAAGCGTAGATAGTTGTAAGCGTCTTCTCCCCCTACGCCAGCAACAGCAAACACCTCGGGAAAGTCGGTCCACGTCGCTCCGCGATCTGCGCTGTACTGCAGCAAAAAAGCGCTGTACCTGCGCGTTTTGGTTGTAATCAGACTGCCGCCGCTATCATAGCGAGATACAGATATAGTGCCATTTGCGGTTTTGCCGACTTGATTTTGTCCTGCCCTTGAGTTAATTTTTTCTATTTTTTCGCATGATCTAAAGTTTGTCACACTGCTTACAGTTATGCCTACTTTTGATCTGATGATTATTTCGCAAACCTTAAATTCCCTGACCGCGCCAACTGACGCTACTGCCATTCTGAATACTTGTGCCGCTGAAGAGCAAACCGCATAGCGCCCCTCTGTTCCGCTTTCCATGTCAGCGAAATCATCGTCGGGATCGTATTCGTCAGGAAAAATCGTATCTCCTATTTGCCCTGGGGACGGAAACGGAGGCGGCGCCAAGATGCTGGGGCCGACAAATTGCACAGTTCCAGCACGCACCACTGTAAAAACGTAGGTCATCGTGTTGCCGCCGCCTACGGGTTCCTGCTCGGAATCGCTAATAAAAATAGATTCAGTGGGACTAGCTGAAACGCGCTCTTCAAGCACGGCCCAGCAACTGCCAATGCGATAAAGCTCATTCGGAATTAACGCCGAGTCGGCAGCGTTTTGTGCCCCCGCGACAGAAGCAGCAACGCCGCCCATTGCTTCGTCAAATTCGGCATCGTTATCCTTGACACGAGAATTATTTGTGTTAATTCTAATTCTTGTCTCAGCATCAGTGCCTGACGAAACAACGTATCCTAAAGAGTCTCCAATGCTTACGCTTTGTGTTACTATGTTAAACCCAGTGGCTACGACTGTATTATTTTTTGTGTAAACGCCGCAACGCATTGACCAGCGGAATTTGCCTTTCCACAGCTCAACCAATGCAGCGGCGTCGTCATCGGTTCTTATCTTGTCGTCTTCATCGATTGATGCCGTAATGGTTGGCTGTATTGTTACGCTAGCGCGGTGCATCATTGCATTAGGGCACCAGCCGTACAGTCCAAATGCTGTACTTGTAGACGGGCTTTCCGTCATGCAAAATGTTTGCTTGTATTCTGCGTCTCCAATGTTGACAGCGTATGTATCTTGCCCGCCGTAGTTTTGGGCATTGCCTGCGTCCAAGCTCGCTTGCCTGCCGGCAATCAGGTGAGTGCTGTTAATGCGCCCGCCGTTGGGGGCAAAGTAAATAGAATATCGCGCTCCATTCGTCAATGCGGTGCCAGTGTAAGCATAAGCGCCAAGAGTATTGTTCCCAAATGCCCAGCCCCTCGGATCCCATGCGTTTGCCGGCATTCCAGCGATCCCGCCGAGAAAAATGCCGCGAAACATAAGCGAACCATTCCATGCCAGCATTTGCGACCACACAAGCGGCATGGCAACACGGACGCCACCTAGATTGTTTTCGCGCTTGGCGATAACGACAGGAACAAACTGCCCCACTTGCGCGGGCTCCTGCATTGAGTCAAAACCGAAACGCGGCGACAGGCGTTGATTGCTGGTGCGAGGATCGCGCTTTCCTTGTCTTGCAATGATTCGGCTGTTTTGCTGCGACTGCGGAAAGAGCAGTGACGAAAGCAGCGTTACCCCAACTGCAATCGCTAGATTGACGAGTACCGGCACAAGCGGGCCGCAGACCGGGCCTTCTGCCGGCTTTTCGATAGAATGCCTTAGCGTGATCGCCTTCCACTCCTGGTACGTCTCTTCAGATATGCCAAGGATCTGAGCAAGGTGCTTTTCGTAGGGAAGCAGCTTAATCATTTTAGGCAAAATAGCTTCAGTCTGCCGCAAGCCGAAATCGGGCCAGCGATTAAGCGTCCATGATGCCGTACCGTAATAAGTGTGCGCTCGTCTGGTAACACGCCAACGCCAAAAGTGTCATCGGGATTATCGAAGCGGATCAGAGCGCCGACCTCGGGCTTCTCAATCGGCCGCGTCATGTCCTCCCAGTCCCACCTCAGCCCCTGCCAGGCGCCCGCAGAGGCATCGGAATACCAGTGCTCCATCCGATCTGCCGGCCAGGGCAAGCCAAGCTCTTCCCGGATCGCCTGAGCAGTCCTGAAGCAGCACGCCGCCCGCCCGTCCCTCGGGTCAGCGCCAAGCCCCCAGGGCAGTCCTACCCAGCAACTCCAGAATCTCAAAATGCGATCCCTCCGCTTGATGGCAGGGGGCCAACCTGCTCGGCCGTGAGTCTACGAGTAGGAGCGGTCCCTGCAACAAAATTGAGCGGACTGGTAAGCGTCAAGGTGACAACTGCAAAGCTATCCTCTTCATCAGGAATGGCATCGCTATAGCCAAACGAATCGCAAACACAAATAGTAGAGGTTAGTACATTTAGCTCAAAATACTTGGGATAATCGTTTTCGTTGAGCGGTGGCGTAGAAGTAAGCAATACTGTATCGACTTTGATGAATTGACGATCTTCTGACGCTTGGCCCAGTTTTGCGGCCGAGATCATGTTAGCAGGAGCAATTAACTCATAATCGCTGCTCTGATTGCCGTCGCTTGATATGTCGCCTGCAATGCTGAACGGACTGAACTGATACGTCAGCCCTTGAAACGTTCTGGTTTCATTGGGGAAGTACGGTTGATACCGTTGCGGCGTTGGCAGCGCAGTAGCAGTAGCGCTGAGAAATTCAATGTAATGCGTTACGGTAAGCATTAGATCCCCACATATTCACGGTCGTCTTTATTGTTGCGGAGTCCGGCTTTCGTCATGGCTTGAGCGCGTTTTGCTGTGTCGGCCATGCCCCTGCGGAATTGTTCTTCGGTAACATAGCGCTGGCCGGCTTGCTCTGTCACCGTGTAGCGAACATCGATGGGGCCTTGTTCTTCGCCGCTCGCCTCGCGCAATGCCGCTGCTTTTTCCATGTCACTCTTCGGCACTACGCGGCCAGTAACGCCAGGGAAGAAAAATTCGGGCTCGCCGCCATCGCCCACGACATACGCTTCGCCGGGACGGGTAGTGCCGCCGTTGGCAAGGAAGCCGCCGAAGATGGTTGGAGAGAGGCCGGGCACGAAGCTGGGCAGCGCAGTGCCGAGTAGGCTGGGAGTCGAGCCAAGGCCGCTGGCAGCGCCGGAGAGCGCCATCTGGGCCATCACGGTCTGCAGCGTGGCGCCGAACATGGCAACCTGACCAGCGGCAGTCAGAGAGGCCATCCCGAGCGCCTGAGGGCCTGCTGCGCCGGTTCCAGCGCCGAGCATCCCTGCAAGTCGTGGGCCAGCGAGCTGCGCAAGCTGCCGTTGCATGAGCGTAGTGAGTTGCTGCTGCGCGGAATCGGCAAAGGTGCGAGCAATGCCATTAAGCATGTCGCGGCCTACGTCTTCAATTTGCCTGGCGCCGCTTACAATATCAAGCAGTCCATTAGTGAGCGCACCGGAAATTGCGTCAGATACGTCTACGATGTTTTTCTCAAGATTCTGCCAAACAAGTTGCTGGTTTTCAAATAGCTTGGTTTGATTAGCGAACTCAGTAGCTTTGCCAACGTCGCCATCGAATCGCTTAAGCCCTTCCTCAAAAGCGCGTGCCGGAGCGCCAATCATGCCAGCCCGCAAGCCGGCGCCAACAAGGCTCGTATCTTGCTGCAGTTCATTCATTTGCTTTCTGAACTCGCTTTGCTTGCGCAGTTCTTCGGTTTGAGCAACAAGCCCTTCAGCCATTTGCTTCTGCTGTTCAGTCAGCCTTTCGTATAAAGCGCTTGCCTTGAACAATTCAACATTGCTCGCCTCTAGCTCGCCGCGCTCCAGTGCAGCAGCTTCGACCTTGGCAAGGGCCAGTCCTTCCTGCAGTTGCAGGATTTCAGCCCAACCTCGATCAAGATTCTGCCCCTGATTGCTGAGCTTGACATTTTTAATACGCTGCTCTTCTTCACCCTTGGCGATAGCAATGGCTTCTGCGGCCTGCCTGTTGACTTGCTTAATTCGTTCAACGTCCCCAGAGTATTGCGTTTGTACTTTCTGAAGCGCGTTGCGACGATCTTCCAGCAGTTGCGCAAGCCTTGCTTCGCCTTCTGCCTGAATATCGGCAACAGCGGCAGCTTCATCACTTAGCGCCAGGTTTTGCTGTCTTGCCTCAATCTGTTTTCGCAGCGCATCGCCCTGCTGCTTAAGTTGCGGCAGCTGAGTGCTTTGCAGGATCTGTTCGATCTGCCCAAGCTCAATACCGTCTTGCTTGAGCCTGTTTTGCTCTTCCAGAATCCGCTGAGCATCCTGCAAACCGCGACCTTGAGCCAAGTCCAGCATTTCGCGGGCAGCGTTGAGCGGTGCGGCAGCAGGAGTGGGGCCTGTCGGGACGGGGTTGAATTGCGGGCGGGGGGCGCTGCTGATTGTTGTTGCAGCGGAAGCCTGCATAGATGTAGCGCCCCTGCCGACACTTTCCGGCGTCAGATGAAGCGCGATCGTTCCGCGTGCTGTAGTACCAGCAACGCCAGTGGCGCCGCCTCTATTGCTGATCCCGCCAACCGCGATGCCAAGAGGCTCGCCAAGTTTTGCAATCAAGTCGATTGCGGTAGCGGGATTTCTACCTCTTGTTTCATGCGCTCTCATGCCTTGCTGAAGCGCTGCTATCAACGCCTGCCCGCGCAGATTGGTCGCATCAATGTCAAGGCCGCCGCCGCCGCCAATCCATGTCTTCATGCCCATCGCGGCACGATTTACAATGGCATCTGCAGCATCGGCAATGATCGCCTCTCTGGAGCTGCCGCGCAGATCGACCATGCCGTAGCCTTCGCGCAGGCTCATGTGCCCGGTGCGGCCGAATGCAGCGCCGCCCATTGTTGCTGGCGCCGGCATCGCGGCCGGGTTGAAGCCAAGCGCACGTGCATTGGCAAGCACTTTGCCGGGATATTCGCGGGACTCCCTGCTATTGCCGCCGGGGGTGCGCTGCTGTGCCCCTGGCCCTTGGTTGTAGGCCCTCAAGCCGCCTTCCAGGCCAAAGCGGTCCATCATCTGCCGCAGATACCTTGCGCCACCGCGCAGGTTCTCCTGAATGTTGAACGGATCAACGCCAAGCTCTCGCGCAGTACCGGGCATGAGCTGCGCCAGCCCAATCGCGCCCGAGCCGCTTCTGGCGTTAGGGTTAAAGGCAGACTCCTGCTGAACAAGGCCAGCAAATAGACGCGGATCTATATTTGCTTCTTTTGCCGCTCTGTCAATCTCGGACAAATACGAAATGCGGCGAAGTGGCGACACGGGAGCGTAGCCAGCGACCTGGCCGCCCATTCCACCAGCACCGCCAACCTCGCCCTGCGCCATCGCCTGTTGCATCAGATCAGCAGACTCTCTGGCCCTATCGCGCACATAATCTGCAACGCGCATTTTGTAATCTTCGACCGAACGCACATAGGACAATTTGCGACGCTCAATATCTTCTATCTCGCGTGCATTGGTGCGCTTGTAGTCTTCAACGTCACGGCTAAGCCTTGACATTGTAAGCTCAAGTTTTCTGCGCGACTGCTCAATATCCGCTTCGCCTTCCTTGCGGCTCCGCACTACCTCGCGGACATTGCTCAGTAATTGCTGCTCAAAGCCAACCGCCGCCGCGAATGTTTGGCGTGCGCCTAGATCGCCGCGCTCAATACTGTTTTGCGCTGCTGCACGATTGTTCTCAATTTCTTTTTCGGCAACCTGTTGCCGCAAGTCGAATATCTCGCGCTGCTTCCTGTAGGAGTAATCTGCAATCTCCCTGTTAATATCAGCGCCTTCGCGTTGCATGTCATGCGCTTGTCGTTGCAGTTGGAACGCTTCACGGTATGCGGACTGGATTTGATCTGCAATTCTGCGCGATTCTTGGATACGAGTTGTTTCGTCTGCGAATGCTTCTTGCGGAGAACGCGGCACTTGGGCGCGTTCATTTTGGAAGCGCCCAGAAAGCTCCTGTCTGGCAAGTTCGTTGAGCCTGGCATCATAGGCTTTTTTGTCGCCAAACATGCCAAGTGGGCCTGAGGTCTCCTTGATTGCTTGATCTCGCAATCTGCCGAAGGTTTCAGGATCAAGCCTTTCTAGTCTGCTCTGACTTGCAAAGCCGCCAATATCGCCAGCTGCGCCGCCAAGAAACTCAACAAAGCCTTGCAAGACAGGCAGCAGCCGTGTTTGTATCTCAGCGCCAATGGCGGCCCAGGATTCCTGCAGGCGCTTTTGCGCTACATCAAGTTCGCGTAATTCCGTAATAGAGCCAGGGCCAAGACGGCGCTGCACCTCTTGCAGTACAAGCGTCTGCGCGTCATAGCCGCGACCAACAGCCTGCAGTTGTTCAACTTGAAACTTTAAGCTGTTGCTAACACGGAAGCCGCTTGTTTCCAGCGCCGCGATGGCATCGTTGGGGCTCTTAAGCGATGCCGCAAGATCTTTGAGATTTTGTGCCGTCGTATCAACCGCTGTACCTACTGCAGTGCCGGCAAGGGAAAGGCCGAAACCAAACGATCCACCGATCGCGCCGCCCGCCAGGCCGCCCGCCAGGCCGCCGACAGAGGCCCCTGCGCCCTGCCCGAACAGCAGCGGGAATGCGCCGCCGATGAGTCCCTCCCCGATGGCCTTGCGAGCATCACCACGGAAGAAGCCGGGGGCGGGCTTGGCAGCGCCTGGCGCAAGGTCAGGCCTGATCCTGGCAAGGCGCTCATCAAACGAGAGCCCCCCGGTGCGACGAAGCTCTGCGCTTCTGCTGCGTGCGCTAGCCTGATTAGCGTTTTTCGCCTCCGAGAGCGCCTCCCTTTCGCTTGCCGCCTCAGTCTTTCTGCGATGCCTTTCAATCGATTTCAGCACTGGCAAGTCGTTTTCAATCTCCTGCGCTACCTTGCTAACCACATTGAATACAGAAGCCTCTGCCGCAGCAGTCGTGCGATCGACAATCAAGTTGCGTTTCGCTACTTGCTCATCGCTTACGCCGGCAGGGCGAAGAGCCATTGCCGGATTGACCCCAAACTCCCTAGATAGCGCTCTATCTCGATTGTAAATGTCTACTGCTTGCTGGCGCTGAGCTTTTACAAGCTCATTGGCAACAGCAAGCTCTTGCTGCCTAGCGCCAATGCGCCTCTCTACAGCGGCAAGATTTTCTTCCTCAATGGCATTAAGCCTGCTTTGAGTAGAAATTAAATTGCGAAGAGCTACTTGCTCATCGCTTACGCCGGCAGGGCGAAGAGCGCGAGTGGGATCAACGCCAAAATCCCGCGAAAGAGCTTTGCTTCTGCTGTAAAGATCATTCGCAGCCTGCTGCGCTTTCCGCCTTGCGTCAACCTGTCTTTCAATCGTTGCTAGATTTTCTTCTTCTAAAAATAATTGGTTTCTTGTTAAAGCATAGCTTGCTTTTGCTATGCCATTGATTTGATTGTTGGCCTCAATTCTATCTTGCTCAATCTTGAGCAATTCCTTCTCAACGTTTCTCAGCTCGACTGCAATAATTCCGCCGGAAGGGCTCCTAGTCTCCACAAGATCATAGACTCTTTCCAGTTCCGACCTGTATTCGGACAGTGCCGCTTTCGTGCGAGGCAAATCCTTGCCAAGACTCAAAAGTTGATTGAGGCCGCCAGTCTTGGGATTTATGTCCTGCTTGAGCCCTGTCGTGCCGCGTTGGTACAAATCTTGCAAAGCGCGAAGCTGTTCAATGCCTGCTCCTGCGCTTTTTGTTCTGGCAATTTCGGCGCCTTGCGTAAAATTGCGAAAAAATCTTTTTTGAGACTGATCCGTAAAATTGATATTATCAGCAAGGTCACGAAAAGCTGCTGCTTGCTGCCTTAAGCCAGCGGTTGTGCTTGCAAGAGATTTAGTGCCCGATGCGACAGCATTAAAAAAATCTTTTGCCCCTTGACTTAGCGTGCGGAATTGATCTTGCCTTGCGCTGCTGCCCGCTCCAATTCCTGTAAGTATATTTAGCGGAGTTTTATTTAAGTCGCCAATGCTTTTTTGAAGTTGCGCTAAACTTTTTTGCGCTTGCTGTGCTCCGGCTACTCTTACGGCAATACCAACATCGCCCAGCCGCTCCATCTTTCTGACAAAAGCATCAACGCTTCTATCGGCTTGCGACGTATCTGCCGTTAAGCGTATCCTGCCTTCGTAGTCAGCCACTCCCTGCCCCAGCGCGTGCCCCCTACCTTAGCGCCTTCTGGATCGGCGGGCAGGAGGTGCAGCTTCTGGCCTGGGCATATCATCAGCCAAAATGTCAAAATACGCCGCAAGCATGATGATGTCGTCTTTTGTAGCATTGCGCCTGAGCTGGGAAGGGGTCATTCCCAGCTCTTTACACAATGCCAATCGAAGCATCAGGGCCGGATCACTTTTGATCGCCTCCTTTATCGCTTTTGGAATCTTGGCCTGCCAGCACGCCTCCGTTGTCGTAAAGGGCGATCATCATCTTTTGCACATCGATCTTGGCGTACTCGTTGCGCAGTTCGGGGAGGTCGGCGGGATAGCTGAACATTTTGCTACCGTCCTCGTATTCTGCCTTAGCAATAACCAGTCGATAGCCAAGAGCGTTAGAGCGATTGTCGCTTTCTACAGCTTCGCGGAGCTTTTCGTCTTCAGCCTCAGTAAGAGGAATAAAGTACATCTCAAACGCATCGCCAGTGCTGAGCGTAATCTCAGCCTTGCGGCGCTGCCGAGTCTTCTTGAGCAGTTCCTTGACGTTCTTGATGGCCATGAGAGGTTGAGTGCAACGGTCAGATCATAGCACTTTCGCAGCGCATGAAAAAGCGGGGCCAAAGCCCCGCCGTATGATCGCCCGTCAATGGTCAGAAGGTCAATCCGAGCAGCTTAGTCGGGGTATCGGAAACCCGGAAGTTGACGGCAACCTCTGTCGGGGTATCCTCTTGGGAGATGCCAGTATCAAAGCCAAGCAAAATAATAGGCACTTCGCTATAGAGCGACTTAGTATCGTCTACCGCGCCGCTGCCGCCGGAAACAGCAACAGCATTGAAGTATGCCTTCAGAATGCAGCCGCTCTGATCGTTGAACAGCGAACCTTGAATGATCCGGTTGTTGAACGAGGTTAGATCGGGAAGAAGTCGCAGGGTCAGCGTGCCGTTGCCGTCAGCAAAACCAGCCTGATACTGCCGGAAGCGAGCCAGCTTGGGACCGCCTGCAATAGCACCAGGCTTGCAAGGGATAGAAGTACGATCAACTTCGCCGCGAGTGATGGTAAGCGTTACGCTTGGCACTTCGCACATAGCAAATGCGCTGGCGTAGCTCATTTCGATGTGATTGCCGGCGCCGGGAGTGTCCGAGTAGACGGGGGGAGTAGCGCCATTGCTGACGCCGCCATCGCCGTCAAACGCAAGCCCCGCGCCTCCAAGCGTGGCCGAGATGGTAACAGTTTCAGCAGTTGGCTTGGAAGCAATGTAGTAAACGGTGCCTTCAGTCAGCTCCCCATCAAGATTGGCAGTGCCTTTTTCAGTAAAAACAACAGGATCGCCAACTCGAAAATCGAGATTGCCGGGAATCTTGAGAAGGGAGACAGTGGCAGGGGAAACGGGCTTTGGAAAGTCAGTGAAATCCAGCAGGCACGCAGTCGTGCCGGGGGGCTTCATGGTGATCATGCCATCTTGGCCCGTAAGGACCGTGGTTTGGCCGCATTGTGCAACGGGCATCGGAGCATCCGGCTCCTGGCCGGGAATAGGGCTTCAGTCCGCAGTCTAAGGCACCTCCGGAGGATCTGCTGCAACTGGCTGGCAGCGGGCCATGAAGGGCATCGAGAAGCGCGTGAAGTGATGAGCCCGGTCCTGCAGTTGCGCCTGCGTGGGGCCGGTCACAGGGCCGACTCGGGCGATGATCTCCTGGTCATCCGGCGGGACCGGGCCGTTCAATGCCGACAGCCCTTCGATAATGGGGCCAGCAATCTGCAGGCCGCGACCGGGGCCTATGTTTTTTCGCGTGAAGATTTCGCACACCAATGAACCGCGAATACGCCATTGCGCCCGAGCGCCGATCACGGGTGATTGTACTAGGCCAAAGTTGACGCGCACAAGACAGTATTCGTCTATTGCATCAAAATCAATCGCTGATTGATTTTCAGCGTAAACAGGTACAGGGCTGGCAGCGTCGATTACAATGCGCTCGTAAACGCCGCGAATTTTTTGTAGTTCCATTACGGGCCAGGGGGTAGTCATTGCTGCACGAGGCGAATGAAGCCGGATTTAGCGCCTTGACGAAATGCCTCCGAGAAGCCGCCGCCATTCATGTAAGTATCGTACCAGTCCAGCTCGGCGGTTGAATAGGCTGGCTTTTTGCCTCTAGCAATAATTTTTTCAATTTCGCTCAGCGGCAAATCTTTCACATGGCCCCGCTTCTTGCCTGTCCTCCGGCCAATTGCAACAGGTTCTTTTATTGGATCTTCTTTTTGACTTCTAAATTTGCCAGGAATTAAGTCCATCGCCTCCTGCGCATAGGGCGACGTGTTGCCAATTAAAATAGTCGGAGCACCTTTCTTAAGTTGATCGTCAGTGAAACGCGGCACGCCAACAGCAATAAATACTTTGTTGCTTCTTCCTTCAACTTGCGAGTACCATTTGGTTCTAAATTCGCCGCTGTAAGCAGGGCTCAAATCGTACAGGTCAGACAAAATTTCGCGGGTTGCGGAGCGCAACGCTTCGCCAGCGGCTTTGCGCATACCTTTCGTCATGTTGCGAAAGCTATTCGGAGGAAGACTGCTTGCCCTAGCTCGCCTAGCGCGTCTCCGTACCACTATTCCGCCCTCGCTATGATTTTGCTGGCATACATAGTAAACGGAAATGGCTCAGAGCCATTGCCTTGCACGACAAAACTTTTGCCGTCAGCCGTAGCAATGATTTTGCCGTCGATAGTTGTAATATATACAGAAACGATGCTATCGCCACCACCGCTGCCGTAGCTTTCAATATCTGTCACCCTCCACCGCCGGCCTAGATACTGCAGAAGATCGTTGGAGCTGATGGGCCATGGCACCGTTTCATGGTCGATCCATGCTTCCATTTCATGCCCCTGCAATGTGCCATCACGCTCAATCTTTTCTGAGCGCACTACGGCGCCAGCAGCAGAATATGTCGTTTCGCTGTTTGCTATTGTGCCCGTGGTTTCGTCGTAAACGCTAGAAGTGGTTTTAATATAGGTAAGCAGCTTAGTGCGATAACGGGTTATCATCCGCTTCGCCAATGGCCCTGCCCACGCATCCTGAGAAGCGTTCATTTATCCTCGGAACAGCGGAATTGTGGTATCGTTTTTGTGGCTAACCCAGCAGCCAATTAAGTCCAGCAGCCACGGATAAAGTCGCAGCACGGTAGGAGAATGACTGCCAACGCGCTTGTCCCGTGGCAATACTTGCATTGCTATTGCGCTTGGATCAAAAAACTCTTCCTCAAATACAGCAAACTTTTGACGCCTGACTACTGGAGTGGGAAGTTGGTTTGCAGCGCCAAGAACTGCTGTGCTGTTATCAAATAACACCAATGCCAGCTCAGAAGCGGCAGCCGTATAACTTGGCTCCAGATCCTTGCCGCAGCATGTTTCTTCATCCGTACACCAGCGCAACGTACGAAGCGCATCTTGGGCAGACTTGAGCGCCTGCCCTTTCTGCGTGCTGGTCAGTGCAGCCCAGGCAGCGGCCTTCAGCGTGGCAGCCATGTAAGCGTCCGCGTCAGCCACCTCGATCAGCTCGGGCGGGGTGCAGTTGCACGTCGGCTCACCGCTGATGGCCGAGTAGGTGTAAGGCTCGGCCAAGCGATGCCAGGGCCACCAGCGGTTGCTGCTCATGGCGATCAGGTGTCAGTGCCGCCGATGATGCGCCAGGCGGTGCCGTTGTACCAGACCAGCACCTTCGCGGAGCCGCCGCCATTGGCCGCCGCGCCTACGGTCGTCTCTGTGGCGTTGTTCACCACGCGGATCATGCCAAGGGCCGGAGTGGCGGGCAGACTGGCGAAGGCCACGCCAGCGCCCTCGATGTCGAGCTGGCCTTTCTTGGTCTTGAGGGAATTGAAGGAAGCCATCGGGGTTCGATGCGGGGCTCAGCCCCCAGCATAGCCCAGATCCGGCCATGAAAAAGAGGGGGTGCCGGTCGGAGCGGCACCCCCTCAATCGCAAGTGGACCGGGCCAGTCTATCGGATCGAGCCGCCAATAAGGAAGGGGGCCGAAGCCCCCCTCTCGTGCGCCGCTGAGCCTCTGCATCATGCCCCGAAAGGGGTGCAGCGCTGATGCAGCCTATCAGATCGTGCCGCCGAAGGGGCTGTTCACGATCAGTCGCACCGCCGGAATTAGCCGAGCATCGCCATAGACCAGGCTAAAATTCGACCCGGTTGCAATCTCCGTATTCGTGGGATTGTCAAAGTTGGCATTCCACGAAGTACCCGGAACGTGCTGGACGTGATGGTAGTCGATGATGATACCGTCCTGCTTGCTCGGGGCGTTGCGATCAGGCTCAACCTCCATCGGAATCTGATCCCCTTCCTGCATCACGCCAGCGCCTGCCAGATAGCAAACAAACTGGCGTTGCTGACCGCTGGTGCCAATGACCGGAAGCTGATCGTCAACGATGACATTGAGGTTGCCGAAGATGCCAATGGTCTGCCGGCGGTTGACGCCAGCGCGATCAGCGTCGTAGGCCAGGAAGCCAACCTGCTCCAGATAGGCAGCAACGGGAGACGGGATCACAAGAGTTGTAATGTCCGACTGCCGTTCGCCCAGTTTGTAGCGAGCCTCGACAATGTTCTCAGCCGTCAGCCAGTTGGCAATCGTAGAGCCGGTAGTAACCGACTTGTTCACGTTGAGAGCAGAGTTGAGCGGGCCACCAGTGCCGAGCAGGCCCTCCATGTGCGCGATGAACTTGGCAGTCCGCAGCTTGTCCATGGCCGGCGCAAGCTGATTGGCAAGCGCGGCCATTGGATCTTCGCCAATGGCAAGCCGCGAGAGCTTGTCCACCGCATAAGCAAAGCCTCGATGCGTAATGGTGGCGTACTGAGTGCTGGCCTGAATTTTCTGGAAGGTGAAATGACCTTCTTGGGAAGCTCCCCAGTCATCACCGGAAGTCATGCGCTCTTCAACCGGGTTGAGCGGCTTGAAGAAAGGCGCCTCGATCCGAGTGCCAACGGTGGCAGTCAGGCCGGGATTGGTGGCGATGATCCCCGAACGGATCATGCGCGATTGCAGGAAAATCTGCTCTTGAAGATATCGGGCGAACGGAGCAGATGTTGCAAGCCGCGTCAGACTTGCAACATCACTCTGAAACGTGCCGCCCAGGTTGCCAAGATAGGCCACTGGAGGAAAAGCAATGTGTGCGTGTGGTTTGACACAACCGCGCAGCAGTAGTGCTTTTGCTCAGGACTTGGCGCAGCCTTACCCCTTGCTAGCGGCATTCGCCGCCTCGACCTTCAGCTTAGCAGCAAGATCCGGGTTGTCGATCTCCAGCTCGATGCGCTTGGTCAAACTGCCGCCGGGGAGGTAGGGATTGCCCGAAATGTCCATGGGCTCACCCGTCGCCGGCTTGGCCCCCATGCCGCCGCCAGAGCCCTTGGGCCGCAGATGGTGTGCATACTCGGGGTCAGTGCGCATCTTGCCGGCAAGCTCGGCGGGAGCGATCTCCTGCCCTTTGAACAGGATGACAGTTTTACCGTCACGATCCTTCGCGGAACCCTGAAACAATGTCCACAACTGCGCAGGAGCAAATGCTTCTCCTCCTAGGCCAGCGATAAAATCAGCCTTGAGGCGATCCTTGACGCGCTGCTCTTCAACCTTAGCAATGGCCTGCTCTGATTCCTCCAACCGCTTGCGCAATTCTTCCTTTTCCTTGCGCTCCTGCTCCAGTAGCTCAGCAGTTTTACCTTGCTCTTCTAGCTCTTTTTTCTTGCGAGCTTCCTCTTTATCTTGCAAATCTTTCACCTGCTGCTGCAGCTTTTTCTTTTCATCTAGCACTTCACCCTTTTTGCCGTCTACAGCAACAAGGCGCTGCTTGAGTTCATCGGCCTCGGCGGCCTTGGCCTGCAGTTCTGCGATCTCTTCGGGGGTGAGCGACATGGCGGGGTTGATGGATGCGCTATAGTGTAGCGCGTAACCGCGCCAAGGCACCATGGCTGATCCTAAAGCCCCGACCCCGAAAACTCTTGTCACCGCTCCAAGCCCCGCTGTTACCTCTGAGCCTGAGCCCGAAAAGCAGGAAAGCGCTGGCCCGATTGTCGAGCGCGTCAATATGTCTGGCCTGGTGATAGAGAAGACGCTTTACCCTGACGGCGAGTGCGAAACTGAAGTGCTGGCCCAGCCCGAGATTGACGCAGCGCTTGTAAAGGCCACACGCGCTTCTCAACGCGCTCGCGGACACTGATCGCAGCGCTTGCATGGAAGCCCCTGAGCCGCCAGGCATGGCAGTTCGGGGGTTTTTGTCATGTGGCTGTAAATTTCAAGCGCTTGTTGCTCCACCAGAGCCAGTAGACGGCGACGGGCGGCCTGCTGATCCATTTTGTATCTGTGCGCGTTGCTCCCTCATCGTAGCAGCTTTTATTTTTTCCTTAAGTTTTTTAACATCTTTCAGCAACTGGCTCATGTCCACATCTTCTGGGATCCATTCCCCATGGAACAGAATTTTGTGGAACAGTTCGGTAGTTATTTGCCCCTTGTCCTCCAGGTCACTGAGCACGCTCACATCCTGTCCGAGCAGTCTGTAGAAGTCAAAGTCCCTGCTGATAATTACTTTTGGCGGCTCCTTGCCGTAGTATTCAGCAGCCATTTGGAAGGCTTCATTTAGCGCAGCTTCCAGCTCCATCGCAGCTACAGCAAGCACGCAATTTGCCTGCTGTTGATCAATGCGCTTAGCGTCGGCGCTCTCAGCAACAAATTTTTGCCCCAGCAGCTTTGTTACGCCAAGGTGGGATATTTCATTTTCAAGCCGATCAAGCAATTCAGCTTGCGCAGCGAAACTGCCCGCATCGCATGGAACCCAATAGGCTTTAGAGCCTATTTGCATTTTAATGGCATAATTAAGACCAGTAGAAGCGTCATCGCCTTCGTATTCCTCAAGCACAAGCAGCCCAATAGCGGCAATATGCAGCGAATGCAACAGGTCGGCTAGCCGGCGATAATGGGCAATGTTCAGATGCGCGACATCAGCTAATGGAGGCGATGCGCACCAAAAACCTTCGCGCTCAGTGTAGATATTTACAACTGGAACACGATCAAGCGCAAAAGTGCCACTGTCAACGCTTTCTCGCTTGTCGGCTTCAAACACTTCGTAGGCGCCAGGGCGAATAACGCGAGCAATCGGAACATACTCTTCTCCGTAAGCACCCTTTGCCGTTTTGAGTTCTTCCTGGTACCTGAACATGGTAAGCGCAGCGCCGGGGCTGTCGCTTTCCCGACGCGTGCCAAGGTATTGCCACGGATCAATGGGAATAAAATATGGGCGCAATGGCACAAGTTCCTCTGCAGCAGTAGCCACACTTCGCCTGCCGGCGTCAACCATCATTGTTGACATGCCATAAGTCAGCGCTACTTCCAAGCGCTTTTTGGCAAATTGATCAAGCGATGATCCATCGCCATCTACATCTTTTCTAAATTCATTTTCCCACCACGGATCGCCGCCCTCAAGCTGTATGCGCCTTCTGAGCACCATGCCTGCAGCATTATGAATCAAGCGCTTTGTGAACGGAGCGAGTACCGATAAATTTACACGCGCTTGCCATGGGTCGTATTCCTTGCCTTCAGGAGTCTTTTTAGGATTTTCACGCGGCTCGCGGGGCAGATATACTTCAGCATTTTCATGCAAGTATTCGGTGCCATTCGTCACCGCTTGCATGATCTCCCACTTTCTGCGCATTCGCAGATTTGTGGTATCCATGAAAAAGGGACTGTCTTTATCGGTGTAACGCTTATGAGTCAGCCTGATCCTGGTGATGTCCATTGCGGCGGTGCGGATGGCCTAGTCTAGCCCCATGCCCACAGTCACCGCCCCGACGCAGCTACGCCAGAGCGGTGACTTCATCGCCGGCAAGAATCAGGTGTCACTGCGGCCGATGCAGGGGCGCATCTTCCGTGATCGCCGCCGCTTCCGCGTCGTTCTGGCGGGCCGGCGGGGCGGAAAGACAGTACTCGGGGCTGTTGAGATCCTCCGGGGCGCCGCAGAACGCCGAGGGGTCTACTACTACGTTGCCCCCACATACAGAGTCGCCAAAACTATTGCTTGGGATATTTACAAGGAAATCATACCTAAGCAGTGGGTTAGAAAAAAGAACGAATCTGATCTTCGCATAGACTTAATTAACGGCTCAATAATTTACCTTAAGGGCTCCGAAGATCCCGACACGCTGCGCGGCCCTGCGTTGTCAGGGGTTGTAATGGACGAATGCGCGTTTCAAAGCGAATATACATGGCATTCCGTTATCAGCCCCGCGCTATCTGACCGCAATGGCTGGGCATTGTTTACTACAACACCATCAGCGGAAGGCACGGCAGGCTGGTTCTATGAGCTAATTTTGCTGCTTAAAGACGCCGAAATGGCAGATCCAAACCTTGACCGACTCGACCCGCAGCAATGGACATTATACGAGTACACGTCGCTACAGGGTGGGAACATTCCGCTTGAAGAGATCAAGCGAGCACGCGCAACACTTGCGCCAGAAGTGTTTGAGCGCGAATACGAGGCTAAAATACTTTCTAATACCGGCCTGGTTGTGCCATGTTTTTCAATGGACAACCTTGATAGCAGTGTAGAAGACAATCCAAACCTGCCGCTTTATGTAGGAATTGACTTTAACAATGACCCCTTGACGGCAATTTGCGGTAATATCATTAGAAAAGACGGTAGAATCAAGGAATTGCGCATTTTTGATGAAATAATGCTAAAAAACAGAACAACGTGGGATTTAGCGGAGGTTCTCAATCAAAAATACGCCATCAACGAAGATGCTGACTACGATGAAAACGCTAGACGTAGAATCAATGCGCTTCCCGACCCTACAGGCAAGCGCAAGCAGACTTCCGGCGTAGGGTACAGCGATCACCAGATCCTGAGAAAGGCTGGGATTTCTGTTTATGCTCCCGAAGCGCCATACAATACCGCTGACAAGATCAGAGCGGTCAATGCAGCGCTGCGCACAGCCGATGGGGAGGTGCATACTAAAATTCACCCACGCTGCCGGGAGCTGATTAAGTCATTTCGCACGCTGGGATACGCCGAAGGAACACGAATGCCTAATAAAAAGCTCGGTGTAGACCATGCTTTCGACGCTTTCGGCTATTTATGCCTTGGAAAATTTAACCTGACCAGAGGAGGCAACGGGGAGATCACTGATCACCGCATCTACTGACCAATTCTTTATACTTTCTCATTTTTTGAAGATTCTGGGAGCGGCCGGAGGGCAACGATGTCCTTGTTGCCCCACAGAAATCGCCACGATTCGACAATTTCTTCGGCACCCTGCAGCGTATACCACCGATGCCCGCACTTCTGGCACCTACGCCTGCGCACAAGGCTGCCGCATTCCAGCAAACGAGTATTGGTAACTCTTGTATCAGTATTTTGGCATTCTGGGCATTGGCTGCGAGGCTTGGCAAGTGGCATCGCTTCATTCGCAAAAGCACATCATAGCGGCTTGCCGGCAGAGGAAAGAGGTGGTACGATTAGGCCATGGAACGCCCTTCCGAGTACACGACTGTTAAGTGCGACGGCATTCCTGGATACAGGCTGCCATACAGCTACAAGCTGCTGCCGTCAGGCGGTCGCGTCGTCGTCATCAATCCGGCGGGGCAGTCGCAACTCGTGTCCCGTAAATCTATTACAAAGCACTGATCATGCCCGATCCCGGCTTTCAACCCCCCGCCCCCGTCACTACCGTTAAAGATTTGTTGCGCTACTCGACGGAAAAGCTGGTCAACCTTGAGCAGTCGCTACCAATTCAGTCAGTTCTTCGCCCCATCGTGGTTGAAGCGCTCCGGCAGCGTGGTATGATGCAAGGGTTTTCAACGCAACCATGATCTTCAGCATTGACAGCGACTGCGGGCAAATTGGTCCATTTTGGTGGATCAACGCACGTTGCGAAGCGCATCAAATTACAGGGCTTTATGGGCTATCAGACAATCTTTCTGAGCATATTGTTTGGCGGGAAGGGGGCTGCGGTTTTATTTTTGGCCAGCATTATACTCATATTGCTCGGCTGAGATGGCGCATTCTTGAGTATCTAAACTGAACCCCCGCCCCCCTTGTTGCTATGGAATATCCTGGCTTTATGCAAGCTGCGATTTTTCAGTTTGCGCTGCGTTTGGAAGGTAAGCACGCTAAAGGTATAGCGCGAGAGCAAATGCGGGCTAGAATGCGTGCTGCGGTGCTTTACAATAAAGCATCGCAAGTTGATAATTTGGTGGGAAATAATGACCCTGCTTGTTTGTGGGATTGAACCCCCGCCCCCCTGTTGATTATTAAGGGCTTGGTATTGGTGGGTGAGGTGGAAGGGGTATGGGCACCCGCCCCCGCTATCACCAGAACCGCAACTCCGCCCCGGTAAGCTATATTTTAGGGCCGCAAGGCGCGGCCCGGTAGTGGTAACTTAATCCATACAATCGTTCAAAGAATCATAGATTGAGGATTCTTCATAGTCTTCTAAGGCTGTTAGCAATCCGTCAAAGTCTTCAGAGGCTGGCAATACGCTTGTGAGCGTATCAACGACCGAGCCATAGTCTTCTCGCAATGATTCTAAGTATTCTTCCCTGCTAGCGTAGCCGTTTTCTTGATAGACGTTTGCCATGATGAAGAAAGAATAGGGTTAACAATGAAGCGCAATCAGGCCAGAATAGAAAGGTTAACTTCTTGGTTCATTAGTGTACATTCTGCCTGAACGATAGGATGCCATAATCCACTGATCGGTTGTAGTGGAGTATAATTTGCGCGTGCCCAGTCCTTGAAAGACTGTACTTCATCGGTTGACATGTCGGAAGCGGGAATAAAGAGATCCATGGGAGCAGGAGCGGTTGACTTCCTTACTATACGCTCCCATGGCACGCTGACCCATGGGAGCGTAACACTTAGCAACAATCGCGCAGACTGCGCAACCATGCTATCAATTCAGCAGGCAGACACTTGATGGCACGCTGAGCGGTGGTAGTGTGCTCATGCCAGGATTCTATCAACTGGTCTTGTTGATAAGGCAGCAAACGGTAAGGGGAATTATGGTAGTCTATATATTCTTGTCTGCTGCCATGGAATGTATCAAAATAGAGTAAGTGTCCGGCAATGGCGCACAATGCTTCCGCTGTGCCAGGCTCGACCAGTTGATGGATCGTAGAGTAGCAACGCGCAAAGGCACAATTTTTCTCAATTGTGCCAGGCAACCCTATATATACTGTACGGGCCTTTATATAATTGCCGTAACCGTCAATCAATGGAGTGCCTTTCGGGATGTCAGCATGGCAGACACTTACAACCGTAAGGCTATGCCTTTCTGCCTGCCTCCTAGCAGCGTCATATGGGAACCTATCAAGTGTCAGACGGAAGGGAGCGGTGGTGTTCATTGGAGGAGATGCGAGAGAATGTAAAAAGATTAACCACAAAGAAAACTTAAGTATTCTTCAGCTTCAGCGGATGCCGTACAATAATTAAGGGCACGATGTAACCATAGAGTCAGAGCTTCAGACTCTGACAATGGTTCTCCGTTGCCAGACTGCGGCCGGCTAACTCGCAAGTGCGGGAATCGTTCGGGGCCGCCGTCAGACGGCGGCAACCACACGAGCCAAAAGGGAGCGTAGGTTATGGCTAGCCCTGATCTTGTCTTTTTGTTCATGAGATGCATGATTGAATGCTCCCGTACACTAGCACAGGATTAACTGAGCAGCGTATGGGGGCTTAACACTATGAAACAATTTAACCAATGGGTAAATGTTTTTTATTCTCGCCCTTGCAATCGCTAGAAATAAAGTAGCGAACGCCGGTAGGGTTTTTGTTAGCGTCAAGCCAAAAATGGCCAGCCGGTAAGGTTTTTAGCAGTGAATCATTATATTTATACTCTTCTGGCAATTCATCCCACCTAGCGTAAAATTTACCGTCAAGCCAGCGGCCGTGAATGTTATTCTCGGCTAGAATCCTATTTCTAGTTTGATGCCAGAAGAAATGAATGCATTCTTTGCGCTTGTCTGCCAGGCCGATATAATGAATGGATTTAGTTATATCCTGCCAGACTCTGTGCATGTCTGACATAACTTTATTTTTTTCTGCCGCAATTCTCCATTCGTAAATGATTAAATTGGCAAGTGAATCCATGGCGAAAACTTGCTTAGAAAGATCAGCTGCCATGATGAATGGTTGAAACGCTCCCATACACTAGCACAGGATTAACTGAGCAGCGCATGGGGGCTTAATGTTTGTTCATACTCGACAAGCGGCAGCGTACACTTCCAGCCGCTCCGAAACCTGACGCAACGTTGGCGCATATATGGGAGAAATGCGGCAATCCATGCTATGTGTGGCTAACCATGGGCCACGTTTGCCGTTACTGCGCACTATCCGCCATGGACCCATAGCATAACCTACATAGACTCCTGAATGAAAGGCGGATCTTTCTATGTTGTGATACATGGCATGAATGAATGAATGAATGAATGAATGGCGCCTATGAATGGCCAGGCTATGAATGGCTAGGCTATGAATGGCGATAAATGTCAGAGCAGAGAGAAGCCCTCTGATTGTAGAAACTTAGCGCGAGCGTGGGCCTGTTTTGCGGTACGCCATTGTTGAAAATCTCCGACCGTTTTAATGTCACCATCGACAGAGCAGGATCGAACGGTGTAGAGTCTTTCCCGGTCAGGTTCATACAACCCGCGAAACCTCTCAGAGCTTACAAATAATGCCCCGCCGGGGACGGGGTAAACCGTTTCGCTAATGTGAGAATTAAAAAAACGCAAGGCGCTACGATCGAACCAATGGGAGCCAGCAGAGTAGGCGACGCGTTTAACTTGGTCTAGTGTGTGAAGCCTGCAAAGCGTGTTAGCGGTTGCCATGATTGAATGGGGAACGGTTGAGCATGCCCACTATAGGGGCAGAATTATGGAAGGGAAGCGTGGGCTTAATGTTTTGTCACAATTAGCAAATTGCAGCATCCAATACTTTGCGCTGATTGCCGCAAATTTCCACTAGCCTAGTGCTTCCATGCGCGGCGTTGAATGACCGCTTGGCAGCATCGTAGCTTTTGTGCGTGCTGACCACTGTTTCAGGCGATGGCCCGAACTGGGTAAACGTGGTTCCCACGCGAATCACCTCGTAGCGGCGTTGAATGGCCATAAATGCTCCTGAATGAATGCCCCCACACAATAACAGTTGAATGGCACGCTCGTGCATGAATGCTTAACATTCTGTCACACTCTCAGGCCGTCTCGGCTGAGACTCACTGCGGCGCAAGGGTTCTCAATAAGACTCTGAATGAGTCTCAGCGGTCTCAGCCGTGAGACTCTCGCCTGTCTCGGCCGAGACTGGCTGAGAATCGCCAGCAGGAAGGGCGGGGGCCTCGCCCTCGATCTCCACCGTGAGCACAAGGTCACCATCGCCCAGCCCTGCAGACTCTCGCAGCTCTCCGGCGATCTCGCCTGCTCTCTCCAGCCCCTTCAGCGCCGCGCCCCACTGGCCGCCCGCCAGGGCGCCGTGGATGGCTCTCTGGCGTTGAATGGCGACCAGGGCACGGCGCAGCTCAGCCGGGACGCTCTCGGCCGCCAGGAGGGCTCTCTCCGCTGCCCTCTGAATGCGGGCCACTGTGCGGGCGGGCAGGGATGAATGGCGCTCGGACAGGCGCCATCGAACCTCAATCGGCAATAGTCCAGACGCATATAAATTGAATGCCTCTTTTGTAAGCGCTTCAATATCAGGCTCTTCGTCTTTATCGCTTGCATCCCATGATGCCTGCCATGCATTATGCGTTTTCAGTAAACGCTCGCTATCCGGCAGGAGATGAACCGGGATGGCATCTAGGCGATATGGCGTTGAATCGCTCATGGCGGCATTTTATCTGCTCGCACAATAGCAGCGGCGCAATCTGTTGTCGCTTCTTCCTGCCGGCAGGGGGAAGAATTGAATGATGAGCCAGGCTTATTCCGTGGTAGCCACCTGCAGCTTAGGCGAAAGTATGCACAAGCCAGTCAGGGCATAGGATAGAAGGAATATAATATATTGCTATGTCCTTTGAGACGTCCTGAGGTTGTACTACCCATATATACACTGGCGCTGCCCCACAACCGTTCTGCGGTAGTACACGCCCATTTTCGGCCATTTTCATTTGCACAACAAACTTGCGGAGAAAACGGCCCCACTTCTGCCGGTACAACTGGCTTGTGCATGCGCTCCTCTTCCCTGCAGCGAAATCACGTTTACGTTTTTTATTCTCATAAACAGGCTTCCTGACTGGCTTGTGCATACTTTGAGCCCTGCTGCAGCTTTCTCGATTTTGGCCCTTTTTGGTATCACCTTGATACATTTTTTTCATAACCTCAGCCAATCTGTCACATTGCTAAACAATGAAAATTCCCTGAGAATGTATCACCCTGATACCAAAATCACCTTCGTCTCACCAATCTCGCTTGAGACTCGCAGCGAACACAAAATTGGCACAAGTACATCTGCACCAATCTCACGGTCTCAAGACCGTCGCAGCCTGGGACTCACCAGTCGCAAGATTTTCTCACAATGAGACAGCAGGCTGCGACTGGGATCTCAGCCACAACCTGCTGTGACAAAACAATTAAGCCGGTTTAATTGCAATTCCCCATTCAGGCATTTCAATAGCGGCCTGCCTCGCAAGCCGTTTGGCTTGCGAAAGATCAAAAGGCATGGGCTCTTGAAGGCTTGCGGTGCACCTTCCTTTGCCGTGGGATCGGTTGGCAAAATCGAGATACACTTTTCGCAATTTGCCGCCGCCTGGCCGGCCTTCGGCAATAACATAAAAAAATGAAGTCATTTGTGCATCCGGCTTGCTGCCGGTCGAGTGGTGGATGGTAGAAGAACTGGAGAGCTGCTATTAACGTTTAGTCGCTAATCGGGCGAATCTAAAACGAAAGCTGATCATGCCAGGCGGCAAGGGCCAATTCTTTTGTTTCCCAAGTTTGAGAGCTGCAGCCAGAAGCGTCAAAGGGTGGCTCGCCCCATTGAAAACCATTGACAAGAATCATCCATCTATCATCAATAGTCTCAACTATTTCGAAGCCAAGTATAGGCTCGGCTTGCCCGCGCTCGATTGCGCCACTGACGCAACGGCGAAGGGCTGAGATTGCGGGATTGGTCATTTGTGCATCCGGCCTTCGCCGGTCGGTTGAACAAGGTCACAATAGCATTAAAAAAGGCAAGCGTGCAATGCTTGCCCTTGTGCGCTTAACAGTTTGTAAGGTGGCTCAGACTAGGCGGCCATAGCAAGGTTGGCGTTTTCAATGGCTTGAGCAAAAGCCATGGCTGGTGATGGCAATGGGATAGTTGCCGCAATCGGCTTGCGGCGGGCCGTGGAGGTCAGGCATCGTCGATCTGCACCAGGGCAGGCCAGTTGGGCATCAACGGGTCGTAGGCGGCCTCCAAGGCGGGGCGAAGTATCGACATTGGAACTTCGATCACTCCGCCTCCGCTTTCGGTGCGCCACTGGTGAAGCGTCTCCCCGGCGCCCCAAAGTATGCCACTGAGGGTTCGCTGAAGAATGTCGTCAACAGTTGGAGCGGTCATTGATGGTGATGGCAATGGGGACAGTTGCCGCGATCGGCTCGCGGCGGGCCGTGACGCAACAATAGTCCTAAAAGCCCAGCGCTGCAGCGCTAAAGCCTTGAAGCCTTAACATTTTGTCACAATGCCGATTGATTGATAAATTCCGCAAACGACAGACCCCTGGGGGCAGTTCTCAATGGCGCGGACTCGTCGAATATCCTGACCATCATTTTCCCTTTGAATTGCACAGTTTCTTGCCCTTCTGCATCCGCCCTGTATGCTAAGCGAACAGAGATTTTCTGATACCATCTAAACTCTGAATAGAATATAGTGAATAAGCCCACGCGCTTAAATTCTAATCGCCGCATACGGCAATCGCGGGGGCGAAGATCAATGGATACCAGACTAGGCACAGTCTCTATTTTGAATGTAAATAGCCCTAAGCGCTTCTAACGCTCTGCGCTTCGTAGTAAATTCTCCGATCACCTCTCCATCGTATTTAGCAGTAAATGCACCCAAAGTGCGACTCCATTTAATATGTCTGGCGTAATCGCCCATTCTTCTCATTGTCTTGCCGCGAGACGGAAGGCGCCTGTAATTTGGCGGAATGTCAGATAGGGCAAGATTGGATAGCGCAAGGTTTTGCGGATTGCCGTCAAGGCAAGCAACATGCTGCGGGCTGGGATCGGCGCCATGCTGCAGCGCCCAGGCCACGGCAGCAGCACCGTAGCGCCGCCCTTCAACGTGAATCGTGGGCTTTCCTTGATGCTGCCCCCCTGCCGGTTCCCCTGCCCTCCTGGGGCCTCGATCGTGCAGGTAGGAGATCGTTCCCGCCAAGGAGTTATAGTGAAACAGTGAGCGCAATAGCTCGATTGATGGTAAAGCAGTCATCGATTGCGCTCATTGACGGTTAGGCTGGGATGCGTCTCCCAGGTATCCTCAGGCAGGAAATCCGCCGACTCGTAGTCAATAATGAAAGGCTCAGATGCGACGACACCTAAATCATCGTGTATGAGAAAATCATACAAATCGCTGAGAGTATGGCAGTCGATCAATTCGTAGTAGCCACCCTCCTGAGTAATTTCAATGCTAAGCGGAAAATCTACACCACCGAAGGCTGACTTGAGCCCATCGTAGTCAGGAAGGCTATCAAATTTTAGTTCCATGGAATTGAATAAAGTGGGATGGGTGGCCGCGATCAGCTCGCGGCGGGCCAGGGGGTCAGGCAACTATCGGCGCCTCCTTGATCAATCTCAGCAAAAGATCGCGTTGGCGCAGTCGCGCCGCCGCCGCTGCCCTCGACGCCCTCGCCGCCGCCGCCCTCGCCGCCGCCGCCCTCGCCGCCGCCGCCGCCGCCGCCGCCGCCATCGCCATCGCCGCCTCCCTCGAGGCCTTCCTCGACGCCGCCATCGCATCGTCAGCGCTCCATTCCAGCCCTTGAGCCAGTCGCGCCATACCTGCAATCACGGGGTCAATGGCGGCCTGTATTTTGTTTTCCTGTTGTGGTAATGACCGCAATTCCGCTTCCAAAAATTGCCAGGCGACGAGACTTAAATCCTTGCCATCACAAGCAACTGCATCAGGCAATGCAGCAAAAAACATCTTTGCCTCGTTTTCGGGTAACGCTTCAAAGATATTTTCGGCAATGCGTTGAAGCATCATTGGCAATCCGTAGTTCTGTTCATTGATAGCCGGATCGTAGCTATGAGCGAGGCAGCCAATAAAGCAACCCCTATTGGTCAAGGGATCCCAGTAATCGCCTTGGATGATAGTATCGGCTGCGACGTGCGCTGCAACTTCAGCGCGAAGTTTTGCCGTGTTTTTAGTAAGCATTGCAGAGGAACTCATCATAGTTTCCATGGAATTACAGCAAAAATACCAATGATCAAAAATGGAACAGAAAAAGAAAGGCTAGAAGTTGAAGCGGCGAGGGCCAGGAATAGCCCGCCGATCAGATAGCGTGATGGCATCATCGGCGGCTGGCCTCACGTTCGAGCAGCTCGGCAACCTCGGCAGCGTCTCCGCCCATATTGAGCCTAGAGTCGTTTTCGCGCAGCCACGCTGCCATTTCGCAGATTAAATGACGCGAACGGTGTTGCGCAAAACCGTTCGGGTCATCAATGCGCCATTTTTCGATTATGCCCGCTAAGAGATCCACCAGCGTAGGCGACTGCTTTGGCAGGGCCTGTGGTGGCTCCAGCGCTTCTACGCGCCTGCTCAGCGCTTCTACGCGCATGCTCAGCAGGCGGACCCGATTGCTCAAAACATCCAACTGCTCTCCAAAAACTGAAAGAAGGCGTTGCTCGTTCATGGGATTGGCGTAATGGAATGGTTGTCGCATTTGGCTGGAGCCACCCTAGTCCAGAGGGGCATGGATTGCAGCCGATGACAATAGCCTTGCGGCTCCTCGCCGTCAGGGAGAATGTAAACATTCTCTTCGATGCAGGCGAGCAAGGCGAGGTCATTCATCTCAGATTGGGAGCCCCAGCAAATAGCTAGCGCCCGTTCGGAATTGACAACCCATAGATTGTAGCGTTGCATCAGTTTAGTCCGATCGCGCTTCTCGTGCGGCGCTCGCTAGAGCCAGGCTGTCCGCCAATGGTGATTATGCCATTGGCTATGGCCAGCGCAATGGCAATTTGCAACACCGTCACGCCATTAGGCGCAATGTGGCCTTCTAGGCATGGACGCATAGTGCTGTCGTCTTCAGTGAAGAACTCCACTCCTGTAGGTGAGCAAATGCTAGGAGAATAGACATTTCCGTCAATATGGATAAACCTGATAAGGTGTCCCCCGCGTGCTGATTTGGCATCGCTTTGGACGGGACCGAACAGTAGTCGGAATGGGTTGAACATGTCGGAATGAGTTGAACAATGCAATTATGGACGATGGAAGAGGCACTGCAACGCCGTGCTTTGTTTTCTTAACATTTTGTAACACTAAAAGCTGCTTGCTGTGGCGCAGTAGCCGAGCGGCAGTCCTAGCGCCCGCTCGATGCGCCGTTGCTGATCAGCCGTCAGGCCCTCAGGGCTCTTCGCCCAGGGCCACAAGATTGAAGGCGAAAAACCTTTAGCTTCAACTAAATACAAATTCTTCTTAGCGGCCTTAACACGTTTCTGTATGCGCTGCATATAGAGATCCTCGATTGATAGCTCCTTGAGCTGCCGGCGATCACCTTGCGCAACTAACGCTTGTTGCTTTTTCGGTACTTCAATTACTTCCTTGTCTTTATTTAGCTGTAACCTGCTCTTTTTGAATTTAACCTTCCCTTCCAATGTCCAGTCGATTGGTTCATGGGGAAGCGGTAGATTTTGCCAGCAGTTGCCGTGATCAATGATCAGCGCTACCTTGTCGGGATTGTTGGGGTCAGTGCGCAATACCCGCCCAATAAGTTGTTTCCATAAGCGCAATGATCGCGTAGGGCGTATAAGCTGCAGGCATGTTGCGGCGGGCAGGTCAAGCCCTTCGTCAATCAATGCGACAGACACGATAACCTTCAGGTCGCCGGCAGTGAAGCGCTCAAAAGCATAGTCTCGATCGCGCTGTGATGTTTTTCCAATCACGACTTCAGCGCTGATGCCACGATCACTGTATTCCTTTGCTAAAATATGCGCATGCTCAATGCTGATTGTCACAGAGATTGTAGGGTGCAGATCGGGATTGAAATGCAATAGATCGCGGATAAAATCTCCCTGCACGTTGACAATACGCTCTTCGATTACGTCTTTCTTGAAATCTCCCCCAACAGTGGGAACGCCAGCAGTATCAACTACGGCATCATCGCCGCCAAACATTTTGTATTTGCATAGCGATCCTTCATCCATCAACTGTTTAGGCTGCGGACCTAAAATTAGCTTGGTTATTCCAAACTTTCCCAGACCGGCGCCCGTGGGAGTGATGGGAGTAGCGCTGGCAGCAGCAAAAAAAGCAGGTTGTATCTCCCGTATAATTTCTTGATATGTCTTCGCTTGTATATGATGCCCTTCATCCAATAAAAACACTCGATTGCGAAACGTGGAGACGGCTTCACGCCTGCGGGCGAGTGTTGGCATCATCGTTACCATAATGCCACGATCTTCTGTAGTGCGATCTGCCGTATAAAATCCCACGGGCTCCTCGCAATGCTTGCTGCATGATGCTGCAAGCTGCTTAATGATTTCGTTGCGATGCGCAGCAAGCATCACTTGATAGCCCCATTCTCGATAGAGGCGTGTAATTTCTGCCAGCATGACGGTCTTGCCGCTTCCGGTGGGGGAGACCAAGCATGGTGCGCCCCCCTCGTTCATGTGCTCGACTGTTTGATGACAGAGACTTTGTTGATAGTCTCTAAGGTCAAACATCAGCTTGTTAAAGCGCTTAGAATAATCATGGTCAGCGTGAGCAAGGCAAAAACAATGATGACAAGCGCTACAGATTCAGCAGCCGCGAAAAGAATTGCAATCATTACGACTTCACCTCTTGCGCACGCCAGGTACAAGCCTTGTCTGCCATTTTCGCTTTGCCGGCTTTCAAATACTTGGCTTGCATTCGATGCGACTCTTGCGAAAATTCGTCCCTAAAGTCATCTTCTACCTTAAAATAGGTTCCAGTGGGAACGCGCTGAAGCCTGACTTTATGGAACGTGCCATCAGAATACAGTACATCAACGTCTGTTTTTGTGGCAACCTGATCGGAGCTGTGCAGCTCTTCAAGCGCTTCCTTGACTTCTTTCTTTTCCTTTTCAATTATCTTTTCCTGCTGCGTCAGATACAGCAGGCGAGCGGCAAGCTGCTCGGCGGGGTTAGGGAGGGGAGTTTGCATGGTGAGCGTTGAAGGTCAACTCGTTAATCCTAGCATGTCTTGAAGGGCGAGCAATGCTGCGTTGCTGCTTGAGCAGCAAAAGTTTGTTTTTCCGCTCATCGAACGAAACTCGTAAACGCTGCCGCCCCAGACGTACCTGATGCTATGCAGCCGACCGATCTCATGCCCGTCCAGCAGCACCGGCACGACGGCAAACGGCGGGGAGGGGGGATCGGGCTGCCCCAGGGCCAGTGCCATCGACAGGCCCAGATCATCTGCCGGGTGTACGCCTCGAGCAAGTTCCCCTGTGACGACCATCTCACCGAAGCTAAGGCGTGGATTGGTCATGGCTGCAGGTAGAATCGAGGCGAAACGAGAAAGTGTAGAAAATTAAGTCTTATTATCCATTGCCCAATACAACAGAGCCAACGCATCAGCCTCGTTATCGTCGGCCGGCGAATAACCCCGCGCACGCATTGCTGCAATCATCAGCTCTTTACTTGCATTGCCCTTGCCAGTAGCGTGCTTCTTGATTGTGCCAACTGGCACGCCTTCATAAGGTATTGCGTATAGCTCGGCAAAAGAGGTAAGATGGCTCATAAAGCCACCATAGGCGTGTGCAGCGTCTACGCCAACGTGCCGGCGTACTTCCTCAAATACAATTAGATCGCTTGGAGTGAAATGCACCCGTGACTTTTCCCCTAATGCAATTTCTTCAAGCCATCGGGCAAATCGCAGGTAACGCATTCCGCCACCCTCAAAGCGCTGCGGCTTAAATGATTGACTGCCTGAAACAATCAAGCCATTCCAGCTGCGCAGTGCCCAGCCAGTTGTAGTGCCAAGGTCAAGCGCAAGCAGCGACTTTCCTGAAAGATTGGGCGATGTATTCATTTGGCTTTTCTCATGCCATGTTCAATGTTCCTGGCCGACTGCGCATGGTCGCGTGCCATGCGCTCATGCTTTCTCGATGTACTGGGATCATTGCGTTTAAGCAGATGATAGGCTGCTCGCACTTTTTCCCAGCGTTCGGCTGCGAGGTGCCGCTCGCGTAATGCGGCGGGATTTACGTCAGGCATCAGGATTTCCGCGATGGGCGCCTAAGGGCGGGCTTCACTTCTTTTTGCCCTTCGGTTTTTTCTTCTTCGGGCTCTTGCTGCTGGGCTTCTGATACTTCTCGTATGACATTGGGGAACGTAGCGGTGGGGATGGTGCGAATGTGCTCAATGGAGCGAGCCAGGACGCCAGCGTGTGCGCGGGCTTCATCGTAGGCTACAGTTCGCGCTTCGATCATAGCGGCGCGGCATTCGTCGAAAGTGCTGTAAGCCTTGAGAAAAAGATGCTCGTAGAAATCTCCAAACGTCTTTTCCCGCCGGTTGTAATCAGCGAAAAGCCTTTCGCCTAGCTGCAGCGCCGGCAGCGGGGCAAGGTCATTGGGATCGCCGGGAATCACCCAAACCTGCTGAGTCGAGTCAGTCATTTGCTTTTTGACTTGGGGCGTTTTGAGCGGCTTTCTTGGCAGCGACTTTTTTAAGCGTAACCTTTACTGCTTCTTCCCTGCCGGGAGAAGCGGCAATTAAGCCGCGCCTTTCAAGCTCTGTCCAATCAATGCCTTTGCTCATTGCCCCATCCTATACGCGCTAAATCCTTGGCGCCATGTGCCAGTTGCACAAACTGGCACACTTGCCAAGCTATGCCATAGTGGGGAGCGCCGCCCAGAAGGCGGCCAAAAAAAGGGATCGAGCACCTCCCCAAGCGCTCGATCCCTTTCCAAGAAACAACGTTCAACCTCGGCAAGTTTACCACATGGAACGCTGGACGCCATCCTCCAGTAAGAATCCCTGCCCGATCTGCGGGCGCACAAAAGACGGCGACTGCCGCACCCGTGATGACGGGCAGATGGTTTTCTGCCATCGCGGCAAGTCGCAGGGGCCTCCGGAGCGCCTGAGGAAGGGCAGCACGCTGACTGACTGCTGGGACAGGATCTGGGCCTACACTGGGGAGTCCAGGCACGACAGCAGGGATGGCGCCGTGTTCGTAGCTCACGAGGAAGGGGTCGCGCATGGCCTGCCGGCCTGCCCGCCTTCGCCTGCTCCAGCGCGAACTCCGGCTGTAAAGGATGAGCAGGAATGCACCTTGACGCTATATCAATATCGAGACGATCTGCGCGTTGCTCGATATGATTTTGCCGGCGAAAAGAAGAAAACATTTCAACCACAATTTTTCTTTAACGGACGCTGGAATGCGGGAGCGGGGTCGGATATTTGGCCTTTCTATGGAACACTTGACTCGGCTTCTGGCGCTGCAATCATAGAGGTTGAAGGCGAGAAATGCGTTGACGTATTAAAGGCAAATGGTATTGCGGCTATAACGCATCCCGGTCATCAGCGCGACGAAGTATCATGCAGAGCGCGATATGCAGGATTGCTTTCTGCCGGAGTGAAGACTGTTTACTTTATTTCTGATAATGATACTGCGGGGAGAAAGAAGGCGGCAGGCTTTCTTGCTGCTGCACAACTTGCGCAGATTGAATTGCGCATAATTCCGGCAGAATCTATTTGTAGCGTACCAGAAGGGGGTAGCGTTGATGACATGCCTGCGGATCAACTTGGCAGTTTTATTGCTGCGGCAATTAAGTCTGCGTCAGGAGCAAAGCCGGCGCCGTTAAGCAAGGTCAGCTACAGCAGGCTCAAAAGAGCATTGCAGGATTTTCACGAAACAAGCCCAGCTTCTGAAGGCGATATTCAGGCTGGCATCGCTGATATTGCTGGCGCCCATGATGCGGCAACATTTGATGCTAGACGTATCTGGGATTCGCTGGAAGAGGACCGGCGAGTAGAAAGTGAGGCGATGGGAGTTGGCACTGCAATCATGCAGCGCCAGGAACTTGAGAGCAAAAGGAAGTCAATTAGGCTAGTTGACTACCTTCCCGATTCTATCTGCTCCTCGATTGAAGAGTTGACAGGCAATTTGGCTTGCGACCCTCTTACGGCAATCTCAGTGGTGCTCACCACTGCTGCC